AAGAATATGGCTAAAGGAGAATAATTATGGCATTACCAATGATGAGCACACCGACCTATACAATGGTCGTTCCCTCAACTGGAGCAACAGTAAAGTATCGCCCATTCCTCGTTAAGGAAGAAAAGGCATTACTAATTGCACAGCAATCTGAAGATATGGTTACGATGGTTGAAACTCTAAAGGGAGTCGTCAAGTCATGTGTTTTAGATAAAATTGACATTGAGAAACTAGCCACATTTGATCTAGAATATCTGTTTGTTCAGATCCGTGGTAAGTCTGTTGGTGAAACTGTTGATTTAGTATTTCCATGCGATGAAGACCATGGTGAACAGAATGCTAAAGCTAAGGCAACAGTCACTATTGATCTTTCTACTTTAGTTGTTGATAAAGAAGAAGGACATACTAACAAGATTCATTTGTTTGAAGATGTTGGTGTTGTGATGAAATATCCAACAGTTGATATCATCAAAAAGTTAGAAGGTATCGATACTGAAGACTTAGATAAGATCTTTGACGTAGTGGCTCTTTCTATCGACTTCATTTATCAGGGAGATGAAATCTTCCACGCTAAAGAACAGAATCATGCAGAGTTGTTGCAGTTTGTTAATAATCTAACATCTGAACAATTCTTAAAAGTTCAACAATTCTTTGTCACTATGCCAAAGATTAAAAAAGAGATTGAATATGATTGCCCTGTGTGCAATAAGCACCATGTAAGAATGTTGGAGGGACTCCAAAGTTTTTTTTAGTATTGCTCAGTCATGAATCGCTAGAGAATTACTATAAGATGAATTTTGCTTTGATGCAGTACCACAAATACTCTTTGGCTGAGCTGGAAACAATGATTCCCTTTGAACGAGAAGTTTATGTATTCATGCTGGTCCAGTATCTAGAAGAAGAAAAAAAACGAATAGAATCTAAGAGAATGTAAAGATGGCAAAAAGACAAAGTAAAAATAAAGCACCTCAAATTAACCAGACTATTACACAGTCGGTTAGTATTGGAAAGACTTGGGATACAGCAGCGTTTTCTAAGTTATTAGAGGAGCAGGCTAAGTCTAACGAAACTGCCATCAAACAATTAGAGTCTTCTATGTCTGCTGCTGGTGCAAATCAGCAACAACTCGCAGAACAGATAGCCCAGTCTGGTATGATGAAGGATATTCGTAATGTTCTTCTTCAGGAACTACAAGATCGTAAGATTCATGAAGAAACTGAAAAACTTCAGAAGATTCAAGAGCGAAAAGCGCAACAACTACAAAATCACTTAAAACGAGAAATTGAGTTAAAGCAAAAAGCTGTTATAGAATCTGATAGACTAAACAAGATTCGTGCAGAAGAAGCAAAGGCTATTGCTAATATTGCTAAGAACATGCAGACATTTAAAACGATGGGTGATCGTTTGTCTGATACTAGCAAGAGACTGAAAGATAACTTTGGTTCAATGTCTGCTCTTAAGACTACTGCTCTTAAGACATTTAATATTGGTGGTATCTTTAATAAGTCTATCGCCAAAGAAAAATTCATCAAGCAACAAAAAGAACTTGGATCTACAGAAGATCGTAAGACACTTGCTTCTAAGTTTGAAGGTGCCAACAAAGCTGCAAAAGACATCAAGAAAAATGAAGAGGAGATGTCTAAGTTCAAGAAAGAAACTGGACTATCAGAAGCAGATCTCGCTAAAACCAAAAAAGGTAAAGAGTTAATCGCCAAACGAGAGCAGTTATCAAACGAATACGCAAAGAATGATTTAAAAGCTGGATTAGTTAGACAAGAAGGTGCTGTTCAAGAAACACCTACTCAAAAACACGCTGAGTCTGCTGCATCAAAAGAAACTGAAATTGAAAAGGTGAAACAGATTGAAGTTCAGTCTGATTTATTACAAAAGATTGCTGACAATACTGCTGGTGAAGGCAAAGAGCAAAAACAAAAAGCAGCAAGTGGCGGAGAAGGTGGTGGTATTATGGCTGGCATCGGTGCTGGCTTAAAAACTCTTGGTGGAGGACTTGCTGGTTTAGGTAAAGGTGTTGGTGCTGGTATCCAAGGATTACTAACTGGTATCGCTAAAGGTATCGGAGCATTTGGTAATGCAAATATGTTAAAGGGTGCTGCAGCAATGATCATTCTTGGTGGTGCTGTTTGGGTAATGGGTAAAGCACTAAAAGAATTTGAAAGTTTAGAGTGGGAAACTATCGGTAAAGGTATGGTTGCCGTTGCTGGGTTTGGCGCACTTGGTGCATTGCTTGGTCTTGCAGCTGGTCCACTTGCATTAGGTGCAGTTGGTTTAGGTTTACTTGGTGGTGCTTTGTGGGTTATCGGTAAAGCAATGGCTGCAGTTGGTGAAGGTTTCGAAGCCATGACATCTGGTTTGGAAAGACTTGCACAATTGGATGGAAGTAACTTACTAAGTGTTGCCGCAGGTGTTGGTGCTCTTGGTCTTGCCATGGCTGCGTTTGGAGCAGGACAAGCAGTTGCTGGTATGGGACAGCTTGTTGGTAATCTATTAACTATCGGACAAGATTCTCCAGTAGAACAGTTAATTAAGATTGGTGAAAAGGGACAGGGAGTCAAAGATGCTGCAGAAGGTATGGACAAACTTGGTGTTTCCATGCAGCAGTTTGGTAAAATTGACAAAAAGTCAATGGAAGCTATCAATGACTTTCCATGGTTAAAGGCAACAGCATTCGTAGCAGCTGGTGGTAGAATGAGTGCTAATGGTGCAGTGGTAGAAAACGCATCGAAGTCTAACGCAGATGCTGATGCAGCTAAGTCTGGTGGATCAGGTGGTAACACTAATGTGGTTAATGCTCCAGTAACTAATGTCACTAAACAAACTATGCAACTACCATCACCGATTCGAAATCAAGAATCATCACATCAAAGGTATCTGGATCGCAGATACGCATAAAAAAAGGGATCTTTACGATCCCTTTCTCTTTTTAGCTAATAAAGATTAATCTTCTTTAGCAATCTTCTCGAAATAAGACATCACATCATCATCGTCATCTTCAACAGATGCTTTTGGTTGTGGTGCTGGCTTAGAAGCGATCTTAGGTGCAGAAGCAACTGGACGATCTTCTTGTTCAGCGATCTCTGCAGCAGACTTGCTTGCAAAAGAATCACCACTCAATACTTGATCCAACTTCTGTTTCAATTCAGAGTAAGACTTGAAGTTCTTACGATCTGTAAACTCAGACAACTTGTGTTGAGCATTAGCAATCGCTAGGATTTTCTCGTCATCTTCAGAAACTGGAGATGGTTCCATGAATGCAGACTCATCGTAGTTAGCGTAGCCATCTTTCTTACGCATACGCAGTTTGAAGTTTGCACCTTCCCAGAAGTCAAATACATTGACTGGCTTCTCATCTTCAAAAGTTGGACGAGCCTTGTCCATAATCTTATCGAAAATCTTCTTACCGAATTTCCACAAGAATACTTTACCTTCATTCTCTGGATGCTTTGGATCTGATACAATCAGAATGTTCGCAGTGAATGAAAGACGACGCTTTTGTTTACGAGCAATCTCTTTGTTAGCTTCAGAACCAGAGTTCCAAAGCATGGTGTTCAACTCACCGACTGGATCGTTTTCACCAAGAGTTGTTAGGGAGTTTTCGATATACCACTTTCCAGTTGGACCTTGGAAACCATGAGAGAAGATACGAACCCATGGGAGTTCATCGCCTTCTACACGAGGTAGGAATCGGATTGTTGCTGTGCCATTACCAGCCTTGTCACCTTCGAGACGCCAGAAGCGATCGTCAGTAAAAGACTTTTGTTCAGCTTGGGGATTTGCGACTTTGTCGAATGCAGAGCTAATTGCTCCAAAGTCAGAATTGCGCATTTTGCGGAGTGCTTGAATGTCCATCGTATTTTTCCTTTGTATTAAAATATATTACTTTGTATTAGTATTATGTTGTATCTGAATTTCATCATCTAGTTCAATATCATCATCGAACGAATCATCGTTCAAATCAAAGTCATCATAATCTTCTTCAACATAACTATTTAGCGTTCTCATACCACCAGTTTTTTTACCACTGGCATGTTTGGCTGGTTTCCCAGATCGCCCACCAAAATCATCATTCTTCTTAAAGGTCTTGCCCATTTTGTTACTCTGCTGTTTCTTCTTTAAAATGTTCAAAGATTTTACCAATCTTTATTTTATCGTATTTAACGAACCCAGTCAACTTTATTACTCGTCTTAGTTCGTCATCCCATATGTATTTAACAGTTGGATTATCTTTCCATTTATCCAATACTCCTGTTAAGTCATCGATAATTCTTAAAGATTCTATTGCAATTTTACGACCAAGGAACATCTTTAGTGCAACTGGGTATTCATTTTCAGTAAAATTAAATAATGCAGAGTGCTTTAATTTATTTGTTTCAATGTGTGTTATCATACTAGCCAAGTCGTCAATAAAGACTTTGGTGACTGATTGCTTTCTTCTTTGCCATTCTTGGAAGTTATCTTCAGCTTCTTGTCCTGCATAGATCGCTGTATCATTTCCATAAGCAAAGTTTGAAACGAAGAACTGAATAATCTCTTTATCATTCGGTCTCTTCATTGCTAGCTTTTCAAAAATGTATCTGTCATTACGAGCATTGAATGCTTCACGAGTACCCTTGACATTTCCTCTGTTTTCAAATACATTGAATTTGTCAGTTGTAAAGTGTAGCTTAATAGCTAGGTAATAACGATATG